TGCTTGTGGATTGCCAAGACCTGTCTCATTAACTAATTCAACTATTTCTTTGCTTTGTTCCATAATTATAATTCTATTAATGTATCTAATAATATTTCAACCTCTTTTATAAACTTATCTTGTTCACTTTTTGCTTTCAACACATCAACCATCATTTCCTTTCTTGCTACTTTTATTATGTGTAATGAATGAGTAGGAATATCAGGATTGTAGCTAACAAAATAAAGATCCTCCAATTCATTATTCACCACAAAGTATTGAACACACTGCCAATAATACTCATCTGGTATTTTGTTTGTCAACCATACTTTGACATGATTCTTACCTCCTGGACATTTCACCTCAATACCTGCACTATCTCCTATCCAACCATCAGGACTGTTGGCTATCATTGGATTATCATCATTCTGGGAGAAACCTGTCTTATCAACTTTTAGACCTGTTTCTAGCTCAAATTCAGCTATTGCAGTGTCCTCTAGTCTGACTCCTCTGTCCATTGCATTCTCATCTCCATCATCTATGCCAATAGTTAGTCTTTCAGCTATAATTTCATAAATGGCATCTTGTCTTGCTTTTGGAGTTCCCATGATAGACTTCAGCTGAGTTCCTGTTATCTTTCCTTTTCTTATGTGATGCCATTCTGGACTCCTTTGTTCTATATCTTTATTGTTTATCATTTTAGTGTTGTTTTTAATTCTTTCACGACCTTTAATATTTCACCATCACGTCTCTCATCCTCTGATAAAGATATCCAAATCTTCTTCAAATCAACTTTACTCTGTGCAACTTTCAATGCTTCAATTGTCTTCTTTGAGTCATATAATTTACCAATTGGCATTATTACTTCTGCATAATACTTTTTGTGTTCTTCAAGCATCCAATCTCTTATTTCAACTATCTTTTCTTTTGTCTCTTCAGGAGTCTTTGATTCAAACAGAACTCTTGGAGCAGAAAGTAGAGCAATAGCTGAATTAGTAGCATTGAAGAATGCAATACTCAAACCTTTTCTATATTGTGCATCTTTAATTATTTTATCTTCTGTCATAATTTTTATTCATTTGGATTGCCATCCTCATCATACTCAGGACGATCTGTCCAATTATTTAATTCTGATAAATTTTCTTCTTCACTTTTGAATATTGGTTTTGAATTTTTATACATGTTGTCAATTATTTGATTAAACTTTTCTTTTCCCACAAAGAATGTGCATTCATATCCTTTTGTTTGACATCCATATCCAATTTGTTTGCCATTTGATACTTCTGAAATATCATTTCCACACTTTGGACACTTCATGTTTTTCAATCTATTCCAAATCATAAATAATTCAATATCTTAATTTCAAATAATTCAATATATTCATTCTTAACTCTTTGTTTCTCTTCTAGATCTTCAATTGCAAGAGTGGAGGAAACATAGACTTCTGCATTCTGTTCTGCATATTCAGTTATTTGATTCCTAACAAATGATGAAATTCTTTTTGCATTCTCTTTGACATCATCTATCATATGCATTTGTGCTTTTAATTTTTCACTCATTATTTTTTCTTTATTACTTGATAAAATATGTCATTCTCAACCTCAATGACTTTTATTTGAATGCTCATAATTCCATACAATTCATAATTCTTGTCATGTATCTTTGGAAGCTTTTGCAACTTCTTCTTTGGAAATTGCTTCTTCAAATACTCTTCAATTATTTTATTTATTTTGTCCATTTTAATATACCAATAAACTTATAATGTGTCTCAAGAACAGAACAGAAACTACTAACCAAATACTTGTTGCTACTGCAAAACCTCTCCAATAATTATACTTTCTTTCTTTTTCATTCATAGATTTTTAAATAGTTGGAGAGAGAGGACTTTCATCACTCTCTTCCAACGATGATTACTGCTCATAATAACTTCTGTTAGAGTTTTGAATTTCTGCTCTGGTTGAATGTGCATTTAATTCCTCTTGCTTCCAAATTGGATTTTACCAATTCAGCAACAATTGGACTTCTATACTCACCAGCAGAACAACAGAATGCAACTTGCAGATTCTCTTCAGGGAATAACCCATCATATACTGCCAAAAGATCTGAAGTAGAATTGACAAACTTTGCAACTCCTTCTTGCTTCAACATGAAGGCAAGAATTTTCTCTCTTCTGACAATTGGATCTGCTTCATGTCTGATGCTTTCATCTCTCCAAGGATTGATGAAGTAAGACACATCCAGAATTATGTTGGCTTCTGGCTTGCCATACTTGAATCCAAACGACTGTAATGTTATCATAATTTTACTTATTTAAGTAGTGGACAAATCAGTAGAGATAATAATATATAAACCTTTGATTGTTTTATCTCCACTGTTTGTCCAATACTTTTTATTTTGTAAAGAACTAATAATTTGACTTCTGCAAAAGAAAGAGATATAATTAGGACACATAAATATTTTTGTTCCTTCACTCTGCTTACTCTTACCTCTATAGTATGAACCATTTTTAAAATAAAGTCAAGTTTTATTTTCAACAAAAGTTGATAAACTGCTATAATTCTCCAAATCATACTTACTTTATAAGAAAACTTGACTTTTGAATAAAACCATTGTATAACCATTATCACAAGAAATGTCAATAAAAAAAGTTGCAAATAAGATAAAAATAAAACCATTGTCAATAAATGATGCTCATGTAGGAAGACACTTTCCAACTCCAGAAATGAAATCATTTAAAGAAGCATGCACATTTCTATTGCCAAAGCCAACACAAGTGTATGAGGGAAAATTAGAGGTGTATTATGAATTTGGATTGTCATCTAAAAATGCAGATTGGGATAATTTTATAAAAATGTTTCAAGATTGTCTTGCCAATAAATTTGGATTCAATGATAGACAAATATATTTAGGAATTGTCAAAAAAGTTGATGTGAAAAAAGGAGAAGAGTATATAGTTTATGGTATAAAAAGTATTGAATAATAACATTATAAAAAGTTATCAACTTTTTATCAACTTTTGCTTGTTGCTTTTTTTATTTAAAAGAGTTTTAATTATAGTATGTGTAAGAAAGAAGAAAGAAAATTGAATATTTCCCAAAAGAATGTATTCAGCTTTCTTTCTTATACATTAGACGAAACAGCTCACCAGCAATGGTGGGCTTTTCTGTGTTTATTTTTATGAAATTTCAAGAACTAACTCCAAAATTTCAGAACACTTTGTTAGAACTTGGAAAAGCATACTTTGCTCTCAAGGGTGTTTCAAATCCAGATGAAGAAATAAAAAAATTTACTCAACAGGATTTGAAAAACTCTAGAAAATGGAGAGCTAAAATGTATTTCAGATTTATGAAAGGCATTGATAATCACAGAGAGAAATTAGGATTGTCTAGGTTATATAGCAAGATGTAGGTTTTATAAAAATAATTCTGCTGAAGTATAAATTTGAGAAGCAGAGCATAAACAAGGACATTGAGTGAGCACGCTAGGAATAGCTAGTCTGAATCCTACAATAAGACTATTCTCCTTGAATCCTTGACCAACTTATTCTGTTGGTTATAATCTCAAAGCCATATCCTGGGTTCTCACAGCTCAAAAATGTGAGGTGCCACAGAGGAAAAATAGTTTGGAAGGCATTAAACCTATTTATCAAAATAGAGAAGTGCCTTCCTACAAGAACCAAAAGGAAATTGTTATAATAATATAGTATTATATAGATATAACTTGATTTTATATAAACAAAGAAGTAAAATTAGTATATGGATCTTTTATAATTTATTTTTATTCTTACATGCATTGTAGAGTAGAAACAAGTTATTAAAACATTAAAATTAACACAACACAATAATATGATTTCAAAAAATATAAAAATAACATTTGAAGAGATTTACAATAATGAAGGACTTAGATCTGCAATGCTATTTTTGGAGAAGCAAGGAGTAGAGAAGGATGAAATTGTATCATTGTGTGAAGAATATAATGAAAAGAATTCTGATAATAAATCTTCTGGTGATAGTTTTTCTCCTGATGTTTCTTGTGAATGTGGCTCAATAAAATTACATCTGTGTAAAGAAAAGGAATGTTCTGATTTAGATAAAGAGTGTCTGGACAGATTGAATGGTGGATTTTCTGGAACAACCATGGGTGATTTATTCAATGAGTCCTATGGATCTACTCAAGAAATTCCATTGAGTGATGTTTCTTATTCAAAGTCTGTATCTCAAAAGAAACCTAATTTTATTAAAAGATTATTTGGATTTAAATGATGATAAGAACTTATAGCATAACTAAACAGAAAGATTCATTTGATATAATTTTATCAGCTGTGAATAAATTAGTAGATTTTGCCAAGCCAACTTATGGTCCTGCTAACAATAATATACTATTAAAGAGATTTGGAAAAGTTGTGGCTGTTGATGATGGTGCATTTATTTCTGAAGAGTTTTTTATTGACAATCCTGAAGAGCAGCAAGTAATAGATTTTGTTAGGAGTGCAAACAGAAGCACAAATGCTCTTGTTGGAGATGGAAACATCACAACTATGCTTATTTTACAAGGTATTTTACAAGAATATGATAATAGAAAGAATTCATTTTTTAATAATAAAACAAAAGATTTAGTTGAAGAAATAAAACAAGCATCCAAGGAAGCAGTTGAGCAATTGAAAAACTCTGCAAGACAAATTGATGCTCAAGAAAGTTTATATGATGTTGCAAAGATTTCATTCAACAATAGTGAAGTTGCCAAGATTGTTGCTGATATAGTTTACAAAATTGGGAAGGAAGGAGTGGTGTATATTGAAGAGTCTTCCTCTTCTTCTCTGTCTTATTCTGTGATGGCTGGAATTGAATTTGATAGAGGTTTTGTTTCTCATTATTTGTGCACTGATGATAACTCTGAGAAAGCTGAATTGTTCAATCCTGTCATTGTTGTGACTGATAAAAGATTGACAAGCATTGCAGAAGTAGCTCCACTGATAAAGAAAGCAATAGACAACCAAAGGAACATTGTATTTGTTTGTGACTCTATTGATGGTGAAGCACTTGAATTTATTGTAGAGAATAAGCAGAGAAGACTATTTGGAGATTATAAAGTTCTTGCTATTGAAGCACCAGAACTAGGAGAAAGGAAAATAGACTTCTTGAAAGATCTTTGTGTCATCACAGGAGCCAAATTGATAACACAAGAGAGAAAGATGACAGAAGTAAATGTGGAAGAATTTGGACAAGCTGAAAAAGTAGTTTCAATCTCAGACAAAACAACTATTGTAGGAGGTAAAGGAAACAAAGAGGATCTTGATAAAAGAGTTGAAGCACTCAAAGATAGAATGGAAGCAAGTGATAGCAGTTGGGAGATTGATAGATTGAAAAAGGAGATTGCATCTTTGACTGGTGGTATTGCTGTTATTCGTATTGGTGCTCCTACTGAAGCAGAAATGAAGAGTCTTGTTCCAAAAATTAGGAATTCTGTTAATTCTGCTCAAAGTGCATATAAGAAAGGAGTAATAAAAGGTGCTGCTCTCAGTATGTATGAATTGAACACTGGAAGTAAGTTGTTTGATAGAGTTTTGAAATATCCTCACAAAGTGCTTTTAGACAATTGTGAAGAGAAGTTAGTTGAATATGATATTGACACTGCTAAGAATTACACCACAGGACAAATAGGAGATTTCATTGTTGTTGGAGTTATAGATCCTGTTGATGTTGTTTCTACTGCAATTCAGAATGCTGTCTCTGTTGCTTTGCTTTTGATAAAAAATAAAGGTATAATTAATAGTAGTAATAAGCAATCATATGAGGGATGAGAATTGTGAAAAATGCAAGAGTTTGACTTCTGGAGCTTGCTTGAAGCATGATGAAGAAATCTTATCTCCATATACACCAGACAATATTAGAGATGATGATGAATAAAGGTCGTATTATAAATAATAACTTATAAAATAATGGACAAAAAACAATTACAAGAATTACTTAATGGATTGAATATGTTGAATGATAACTCTTGTCTTCCAAAAAACTTAGGAGGAGCAGAGAACAAACAATTCATATTCAATGATGAAGAAAAGAGAGCTGTTAGCAAATTGGTGTTTGCAGTTGAAGACTGCTTAGCAACCTTTGGACAAAAGTCAGCCAAAGAGATAATAGAAGAAGTTGAAGCAGAAAACAAAGAGGAAGAATATAGTGAAGATGAAGAAGTAAAAACATTATAAGTTAATCAAATAAATATTATGTGTAACAATTGTGGTGATAAAGAATATGGTTCATTAATTCCAGGAGCAAAAACAATTTCTCCAAGAGGACTTGGAATAGCTGGAGCTGATAAAGTTGATTCAGAGATAGGAGAAGAAATTACAAGATATGATAGATTGATTGTTCAATTATCTTCTGTGATAGACAGATTTGATAGTAAATTATCTCCAATTTTGAGTAATTCAAATGAGAGTGATTCAGGAAGACCAATCAAAGAAAGAAACTCAAAACTTGGACAAACATTACAAACATTCAATGAGTCATTTAATAGCAAGATAGATACATTGAATGATATAGCTGATAGGATTCAATTATAATTATGAAGCCACCAAAAAGAAAACCAAGACCAAGTTATTAGTATTTTGTTTTTTTGTTTGATTAACATTATGTCAAGAAATGGAACCAACAACAAAGGAGGAAGACCAAAAGGTGTAAAGACCAAGAGAGTTTTAGACAGACTCAAAGTTTTTGAACAACTCAAAGACAGAGGAGCAAAGATGGCTCAGTCTTTAATTGGATCTCAAGCACTTATTGCTCATGGAACTCATACACTAATGAGAATTGATGAGTCAGTTGAATACAGAGACACTGGCAAAACTGACAAGCAAGGTAATCCATCCAAAGCAAGATTTGTGACAAAGAAATATGAAGTTGTTACAAATCCAAAAGAGATTGAAAAAGTATTCAATAGTTTTCAAGATGTTGATGGCTCAGGTGTTGTTGATGACAAATATTATTTTGTTACTCACAAAGATCCGCAGAATAATGCTATTGATTCTATTCTCAATCGTGTATTTGGTCGTCCTACTGAATCCATTGAAGTGTCTGGCAAGGATGGAGAACCATTAGCAATTAATCTTTTCAAGTGATGCTGAATTTGTATTCAAGTAAGAGTGAAGCAATCAAAAGATATAGAAAGACATCTCAACTAACAGAGAGATGGAAATACAAATTATATCCAGATGGAACAATTGTTGATATGAGGACTTATAAAGTGATTGGATTTATTGATGATAAGATTAGAATTTATGAATTATTAGATATGCATCCTGCAACTTTCCAAAAGGAAATCAGGATAGAATTAAATATATTATGACATACATAGCAATATTATTAACAATTTGGTTTTTGATTTATATATTCAACAATTGATATGACAAGAGTAACAATGGACAGATTAATAAGAAGAAAGTTCCAGCATGATGATGGAAGACTTTTGGATGCAATACCAAGAGTTGAAAAGCTATGTGCAATCTGCAAGACTACTATGATGGTATCAGAGAACCAAGAAGCAAGATATCATAAGTGCTGCAGGAAATTTAGAAATAATGAATATGGTGCTCATAGCCATATTGAAAAGGAACATGGGAATACTAGATAAGATTGGAACATTATTTGTTGACAGACCATCTCAAATTGGGATGAAGGAAGACAAAGTGGCTGCTCCCATGCACACAGTCAAAGACAATAAAGCATTAGAGCCAATTGGATCTGCATCCTTGTTCATGGACAAAGCTTCTGCCAGAACTCCTACAAGAGTTGCAACCAAGACTGTTGGCAAAGCTCCAAAGATTGTGAGTAGTCAGAAAGGTCTTTATGGAGATGTTCATACTCTTGCTGACAAGTTAGGAGAGAATAACATTCAAGTTGTAACTCCTCCAAAGAGATTGCAGAGCACAATACAAGACACTTACAAAAGAAATCCAGAACTACCCAAAGGTCTTCTTGAGACAATTCTTATGGCTGAGTCAAGTATGGGAAGTGTAACAAAGAATAAGAATAGTGATATAGGAGATTTTGCATACTTAGTTGGATTCACTCCTGTTGCCAAGCAAGAACTAATTAGGAATGGAATAATACCTGATTTGAATAGTCATGAAGGAGTTTTACAAGCTGTGGCAGACTTCTACAAGATAAAGAAAGATCTCAAGAATGATGATGGCTCAATCAGACACACTTATGATAATATGGCAAAGTGGTATAATGAAAGATACAGCAGTGGCAAATTGAAGCCAGACATAATTGAGAAGTTTGATAAGATGTATAATTATTATGCAAACAGCTAATGAACCAAAAGAATTAGATTGGACAATACTAACTCATTACAATGAGAAGCAGAAGGAAGCACATTCAGCAATAATGAATTATAAATACATTCTGTATGGTGGTGCAGTGGGAGGAGGAAAGAGTTATTGGTTGAGATGGACACTTGTTTGGTTGTTGATGTATTATGCTCAGAAGTATAATGCAAAAGGAGTGAGAGTTGGATTGTTTTGTGAAGACTATCCTGCACTCAAAGATAGACACATCAGTAAAATCAATTTTGAATTTCCATCTTGGCTTGGAACTCTTAACAAAGGTGATAATGAATTTACTCTTAGAGAGAAATGGGGAGGAGGAGTGATAGCATTCAGAAACCTTGATGATGCATCCAAATATGCTTCTTCAGAGTTTGCTGCTATTGCAGTGGATGAGTTGACCAAGAACCAAAAGTTTGTATTTGATATGTTAAGAACTCGTATGAGATGGACAGGAATACCAGAGACTAAGTTTATAGCAGGAACAAATCCAGGATCTGTAGGACATGCATGGGTAAAGAAGATATGGATGGATAAAGAGTTTGAGCCAAATGAAAAAGAGTCAGAGCAATTTACTTACATCAGAGCCACAGCACATGATAACAGAACCAACTTGGATGCTTCTTACTTTGACCAGCTTGAAGGATTGCCAGAAGAAAAGAGGAAGGCATTCCTGATGGGAGATTGGAATTTGTTTGAAGGTCAATTCTTTTCAGAGTGGAATGAAGAGAAACACATAGTAGATCCATTCACCATTCCATTTACTTGGAGGAAGTTTGGAGCATATGACCATGGTAGAGCAAAGCCTGCTACATTTGGTTGGTATGCTTTGGACTTTGATGGCAATGTTTATAAGTATAGAGAGATATATGTCAATAGAGAGGATGGATCTTCAAGACTTGAAGCAGACCAGATTGCAAAGGAAATAGTGAAAGTGAACAATGAAGCAGGAGACTTATTGGAGTATGTTGTGGCTGATTCTGCTATATTCACAGCTACTGGCTCAGGAGAGACCATTGCAGAGATATTTATGAAGAATGGGGTAGGCAAGTCTGGAACTAACATTCCTGCTCTTATTCCTTGCACAAAAGGACCAAATTCAAGAGTTATGGGATGGCAAATTATGCACCAGTATTTGTATCATGATAGCTTTACACCACCAAAAATGAAGTATTTCAAGACTTGTTTTGATTCTATCAGGACTATTCCTAGTCTTGTTTATAATGAGAGAGTTGGCAATCCTGAGGACTTAGACAGTGATGGAGAAGACCATGCTGCTGATATTGATAGATATTTCCTACAGACATTAAGAGCTAGGAAGACAAAACCACCAAAAACTCACACAGAGAAGAGAATGATTGAATTCAAGAAGAAGAAAGGACTTATCCATGATGATGTTCTTAGATTGGACAGATTTAGACAGTCATAATTGTTGACTTATTATTAGCCAAGAGGTAAAATTATTATATGAAAATATTTTCCATTCTATTAAAAATTCCAAGCAAAGTTTATTTAGTTACAACTGTAGCAAATACATTTGAATTAGCATTAGCAAATGCCAAAGCAATGGCAATCAAAGAGCATGGAGATTTGGGATGGGAATTTACTCTTGTATCAAGTATTGAAATAAATATTGATAACATAAAGAAAGACATCATGAAAGAAATGATACCAAGACAAGAAGTTGTGAAGCAACCAGAGCTAGATTTAAATTGGTTAATGAAAACTATTATAGATGGCAAAGACATGGACTTGTTTGAGGTCAGCAAGAAATATATGTCAGAGCCACAAATATTATACATAACAGAAAAAGTAAAATGAAGAAACATAATTTGAAAAATGGTTATATGTTAGTGAAAGAAGTTGAAAGATCTGAAGAGGATGCTATTAATGCTAGTGGCTTCTATGTTCCTAAGAGCACGCTTGATGATGAGCAAGTATCACAAGGACTGATTGTTCAAAGTAACAATCCAGAATATCCAGAAGGAGCAGAAGTTCTTTTCCATAAAGTATTGCCAATTGATTTTAATATGAAACTCAATGGAGACACTGAGTTAAAAACTTATTTCTTTGTCAAAGAAAAAAGTATTATAGATGTTCTAACTGAATAAATATTATGCCAAAAGTATTAGATATAAAAAAGGATATAGAAGAGAGAAAGAAGTCTGGAGAGCAATACAGAAAGACTTCAGAGGAAAAAGCAGCAGATGATATGTTTGAAGAAAGAAAGCAATACTTGCAGACTGTAAGAAAGAACACAGGTATTGAAAAGATTTGGAAAGCAGCAGATGAAGCATATGTTCCTCACACATCAAAAGAAACTGTAAATAAAAAGACATTGGTGAGCGATGATGAATTAGGATGGAGAAGCAAATCTGTTCAACTTGGCTCAGAAGATGATTGGCAAGAAGATTCAGTGCCACCAACTCCATACATAAAGATCCAGACAGCATTAGGAATAATCATAGACAGAAATCCAACTGCTGTGTTGACTCCAAAGGGAAAGAAGTTTGTTAACAATACAATGCTGATGAAGTATTTGTATGAAGACACTTGGGACACTGCTATGTCTAAGAAAGTAATGCTCAAGCCATTTGTGTTCAATTGTGCTAAGTATGGTATTGGAGTTGGAAGAACTTATCCATTGACAATATCCAGAGATGTTAGAGATGTTCTGTATTACGATCCAGCAAATCCAAAGAATAACAAATATGAAAGTTCCAAGTATACTTATTTCCATGATGTGTTTAGAGAGAGTTTGAGTCCTTGGCAAGTTTGGTTTGATGACAAAGCAAAGATAGGAAATCCATTTTCTTGCAATGATGTTATTTACTACAAAGATTATGATTGGTTAGAATTCAAGAGACAATTTGGACATTTGAAAGTATTTGATTACATAAAACCTACAGAAAGAATATTTGATTCAGAGAGCAGAGATCTTAAAGACTCAGAACTTGGAGAAGCAGAAGGTAATGTTGCAAAGTTGCAGGAAAGAGTTTGGTTCTGGGAGAACTTAGACATGGATCTTCTATTCATAAAGACAGATGATGGAAAAGTTCTTGTTGCAGAGCCATTGCCAAATTCTCCAAAGAATAAAAGACTATCAGTATACTCAGCTCCATGGACAATGAGGAATGATACTTCTATTTATGGTATTGGTGTTTATGAAGCAATGAGGAATGACCATAGAATATATCACAAGGTTAGAAATATGACAATTGACCAAGTGCTGCTTTCAATATATAAAGAGTTCTTCTATTCTGGAACTGACATGCTTGAGAATGATGGAGTTATGAAAACTCGTCCAGGAGCAGGAAGACAAGTGACGGATGCTAAGAATATAAAGTGGAATGATATTCCAGGACCAGGAAAAGATGCATGGGATGCTCAAGATTATCTTATGGGAAGAATTGATGCTGCTTCAGGAATAGACAAATCATTAGAAGGAGCAATCACAGGATCCACTGCATTTGAAGTATCACAAGCTCGTGAGAGTGCATTGAAGAGAATGAAAACTCCATTGGAAAATATCTCTGATGCTCTTGAGCAAGATGGATATATTTCTTGTGGCATAATTGAAGATTTTTATTCTGTTGCTAAAATAAAACTTCTTGCAGATGATAAATACATTGAGCCATTCATGCTTGATATGTATGAAAGAGAAGATGGAGAAAACCTAGCAGAAGGAGAAGACTATACTAAAGAATACAAAGAAGTAAATCTACCAATAGAAAGAATTGAAGAAGGAGGATTCAAAGAAGTAGAAGAGAAACAATTCTTCAATCTTACTCCTGATGATTTTCCATGGGAAGGGATTATTAAGATAAAAGGACAATCAATAATTGCAAATTCTGAAATACTTGAGAGGACAACCACTACAGAACTTGCCAATCTTGTTTATCCATTGTTTCAAGCACCACCAGACATTGCAGAGAAACTAGCAAGAGAAATACTCAAAGCATATGACAAAGAGCCAGAAGATTGGCTACCAGAGTCATGGCTCAATCCTCTAGTTCCAGAAGAAGCACCAGGAACAGATTTATTTGTAGATCCAGCAGTAGCAGAAGGAAGCAGTGAAACAGTTGGCATGCCAAATAAGAAACCACCAGTGAATACTGTTGGAGGAACAAATAAAGTTATCAATAATCTTTCTAACTCTATAAAGAGCATGGGACAAAAATAATTATGACACAATCACTACAATTAAATAAAAAAGAACTAATAACATTGCAGAAAGTTATAAACTCTGATGCCATAGAAATAATGGGAAGAATTGCAAGCACAATGCTAATGAATTGGAATAGTTCTGAGAGTCCAAATCAACCAACTGCATTCTTGACAGCAAAACAATTCATTGGAAGAGAAGAGAGAAAGAAAGCACTAACATTATTTTTGGAACAATTAGAACAACTATCACATGGAGCATAAAGATGACATATACAAACAAGAATACTTAGGACACAAAAGAATTCAAGAGAGAAGGAAATTTGCCATGGCTGATTTATCTGGAGAGGATAATGATGTTGTCTTTGAAGTGAATTGGAATTCTCATGCAAGGAAAAATGGATTTGTTAAAATCATGATTGGAGATACAGAAGTGGTTGTGTCTAGAGAACACTTATGGGGAATATTATTTATGCTTGGTGATGCTGAAGAGCAAGAGAAGATAGTGACACCATTCATCAAGAAAACTATTGTTAAGAAATTTTACAAAATGATTGGAGTTACAACAACACGAGATGTTAAGAAGGGAGAGCAGATACATGTCCCATTGGAATTTACTTTGAATCCTTCAAATAACCAAGTCATTGTTGGTAAAGGGTCGATGGACAGGATGCAAAGATTATTAAAAGATAACAAATAGTTAAAACAAATATGAGTGAATTACAAAAGTGTTCAGAGTGTGGAAAGGAATTCAAGAATTTGGCAGTGCATATGAGGAAACATACAGGAACCACAACAAAGGATAAGATTGTTGTAGAAGATCCTAAACCAAAAAAAGAAAACAGTGGAAGTCTTGAAGAGAAAATGGATGCAATGATTTTTGGTCTTAATAGTGTTTCTGGTGCATTGGTTAAGTTGGTTGAATTACAAACATCTCCAAAGCAAGGAAGTGCTTCTTCAGAAAGTGTTGTAGAGAAGAAAGCAAATTTTGTTCCTGCTATTGAAGATGAAACTTATCCTACTAAATTTATTCCACCAAAGTTCCGCAAGATTGTGGATGAAGTTCTTTCACCTGATTTTGGAATTAATGTTCAAGACTTTGAAGACAGAACAGACTTTCTGTTTGAAATCATTGTTCCTGATAAATATAGCTCCATTTCAAAAGATGATAGAACAAAGGGAATAAAAGATGTAAGATCTAGAATGATAGCTAGAGCATTAGGAGAGAATGGTGTTCGTGAATGGACAAAGCTAGTTAGGCAAAACTTAGCTAAATTTTATAATCAAGAAGGTGTTGCCTCACCTTTCATTAATTCAGTATAGTAATTATGAAGAAAATTAAATTAACAAAAAGAGAAGCATATGATTTGTCAGCAGTTCTTGCTACTTCTTTGAGAGAGAAAGCAGAAGAAGTTGATTTCAAGGAAATTATTGGTGTTCAGAAGGTTGTGAATGCTATGGTGGCTGTGATAAAAGACTATTCTGACAAGTTTGAAGAGCTAAATAAGCAAAGAAAGGTGTTTGTTGATAATGCAAACAAGAAAATCACTGCTTTCAGGAGAGACTTGGCAAAGAAACAAGGTTCTGATGGCAAACTTTCTGATGATTACAAGGAGAAGGTAAAGGAATTTATGGAGGAAATGATGATAGATGCCACAAAAGAGATTGAAGAAAGTGTTACTCCAGAGTATAAAGTTCTCTATGATGGACTTGGAAAAGAAGCTGTTGAAATAGAGGTGGAAGAGGATAAATACAAGATGGCTCTTGCTATTTTTGAGAAGTATGCAAAGGTCTATTACACTGATAAAAAGATAATGGTTGAAACCTACGAGAAATTCACTGTCTAAGCACTTGACTTCTGCTTTAGAAAGAGGGATAATTATTATTAGAGATTTTTTAACAATTTGAAATAAGTTTGGTTGAGGAGTAGACTCTCTGCATAAACAGAGATATAAACCTTTGCTCTCTACACAATTGTGTATAGAGTCTGCTCCTTGACTTTAGACTTGGTTCATCTCTCCTCGCCAAGAGAGAAATGCATTCCATCTAGGAATGACTGAAACTGGCTATCAAATTATGAACAAGATGAAGTTAGGAAATGACTTCAATAATGATGGTGAGCAAGAAGCCAAAGACATTGAAGAGTCAGATGAAAAAACCTCTGAAGAAGAGGATGAGAAGGAAAACTCTGCTGATTCTGACGACAGCAAAAACCAGGATGATAAATCTGATGAAGATCTTGCAAAAGAATCTACTAGTGAAGATGATGATGCTGGTGACAGTGAAGATGAGGATGATAAAGGAGATGAAACCAAGACTGAGGACAAGGAAAAAGTTCTCAATGCTTTGCTAGATACTGAAAAGGATCTAGACAAAAACAACTCTGATATTGACTTCAAAATTGCTGAAGCAAGAAAAAGACTTTACCAAAAGCGTGGTCAGCGAAGAGGTAAAGTAGAAATCACTAAACTTATAGATTCTAAATTTCCTGATACAGAAGATACTGAACAAGATGACCTTTCTGATATAGATCCTGAAACTTTGAAGGTGTTGGATAGATTCACTCGTGCCAAGGGACTTGTCCCAAAGTCAGAGCTGAATCAGATGTCTTACAAAGAGAAGCATCAGACTGCTGAAGAAACTTTTTATGCAAACCATAAAGAATATCTTCCAGAGAATGATGAGGATGATACTTTATATAATGCTCTTCAGGAAGAACTATCTTTGTTTGCTGCTCCCAAAGATCCTAGGTTGATACCAAAACTCTTTGAGAAAGCTCATGCAGAAGTTGCTAGGAAATATCCAAGCAAATTCAAGTCAAAAGAGCAAACAATAAAAAAAGATAATTCAGAAGAGGATAAAAAGAAATCAATCCGTCTTAAGAATGCATCCTTGGGTGGTGGAAATTCTGGTGGGTCTGGTTCTGGAAAAGATTCTGATAACTCTAAACAATCAAAATCATTTTCTGCAGAACAAGTTGCTGCTTTGAAAAGTGGTGGCTGGACAGACAAGGAAATACAAGAATTACAAGGAAAATAACTTAAAAAAATATTATGAGTGCTGGATTTAAATTGAAACAAGATTTCAGTGATAAAGGAGCTAAAATGCTTCCATTATCTTCCCAGACTCTTTCTGTTGGAGACTTAATAGAATTGACTGCAGGAAGCACCACTTGGGCTGCTTGCACTTCATCTACTAACTTCTTTACTCGCAAGGCAATATGTCTTGAAGCTGCTACATCTTCTGATTCAGAAGTATTGGCATTTGAGTTGGATGGTTCAGAAGAAGTTGAAGTGGAATCTGCAAACTCTAGTTCTACAGCTCACAATGGAGATAGAATGGCATTAACAGACAAAAATACAGTAAACAATTCTGGGTCTGATGTTACAGGTCAAGCTGTGGCATTTGTTCAGTCTGCACCAATAGGAGCAGCAACTGATGTCAGAATACTGGGTCGTGTGTTAGTAGGCAATGGAGTAGATCCAGATGCTGCTTAATAGTTAACATTTGAATTAAATTTATGAGTGCACCACTTACATTAGGACAAGCAGTAGATTTGACAGATGTTGCTATTCAGGACATCTATCTTAAGGAAAGCAAACTTGAGAAGAAATCAGTCTACGACAAATACTTCAATGTTGTCACAGGTGTGACAGATTTGTATTTGAAAGATTCTTCACTTTCTGGTCTAGGTGAAGCAGCAAGAATAACTGAAAATGCAGTTGTTACTTCTGAAGTTCCAGTTCAGGGATATGACCAGACTTATACTCAGGTTGAGTTTGGTAAAATGCTTCCAATCACTAAAAAGATGTGGAAGTTTGGAATTAAAAAGAGAGACTTAACACGTGTTGTTAAATCTTTGATAGCTACTTGTGAAAGAAAGCGTGAAGTGCTTTGTGCAGATCGTCTGGACAATTCTTATTCTACTTCTTACACAGTAAATGATGAAGCAGGAAATTACTCAGCAACCATCTCTGGTGGTGATGGAGTAGCTCTTGTTTCTAATGCTCACACTCGTGAGGACGGTGGAACCAACTGGAACAATCGTATTACAGATGGAACTACTGTTAATATGGACTTTGATTATGATGCCTTGAAAGCTCTTGCTCGCACAGGTTCATTAATTAGAGATCCAAAAGGTAATTTGATGGATGTCAACTTTGACACACTTATTACTCGTAGCAAGACTTCTGTTCACTTCAGAATGAAGGAAATCAAAAAGACAATAGCTAATCCAGGAAGAGGAACTCTACCAGGATCTGCAGATAATGATTCTGCTGCTGTTGATGACTTTGAGATTATTCCTGTTCCATGGATTCAAACAAACACTGCATACTGGTGGGGAGTTGATACCATGATGAAAGGAGATGAATATGGTCTCCAATACAAAGAGTCTCAAGCAATTGAATTAGAAGGACCAAATGTCGTGTTCAAGACTGGAGAAATCCAATACAAGACCACAATGATGTTTGACATCGGATTCAATGATGCTCGTTGTATGGCTGGGTCGAAAAATACTAATGCTGCTTAAGCATTAGATTATTAGCAATTCAAAAATAGTTGTGGAGTAGAGCACCAATAGTTTTCTATCAAGGACTCTACTCCAAAGCTAATAAAAATTATGAGTTATAAAAATGGTTTACAATACACAGACTTCAAAAAGATAAATATCAAAGATGGTATTTTGAGATTTGATGATGTGGCTTCTGCTCCAACTTCTGCTACAGGAGAATATATCCTGTATATGAGTGGAGGAGTTCTATACTTTGACAATGGATCTTCTGCTGTTGCACTTGGTGCTGGTGGTGGTTCTGTTGGATCTTTGGATGGAGCTTATGATGGTGGAAGAACAATCACTGTCAACCAAGGTGCTGTCACCTTGAATGGTGTTAATGAAGACACAGCTGTCCTTGCTTTGACTGGTGATGGAGATTCAGCTGGTGCTTTGTTAACATTCTCTCAGTCTGGATCTGGACTTGATGTTCTTGGATCTGGATCTACATGGCAAATTACAAAAGCTGGAGTAATTACAGCTACTGGCTTAACAATGCTTGATAGTGAAGTGATTACTCTTGGAACTGGTTCTGATGCTACTATCCAATGGGATGGCTCAAAACTAGCTGTAACGGGAGTGGTTGATTTTGCAGGCAACATCACTGTTGCTTCTGCTGTCACTCTTACAATGACAGGTGCTGGTGGTTCTACAATAATCACACTAACTGCAGGAGATGTTGTATTGTCTGACTCTTCATTGTCCATCACAGATGCTGACAATGCAGAGACTGTAACAATAATCAACAATACAGCAACCACAATTGGTGCTTCTGCTTCTGCTGGTGTTGTTCAGATTGAATCTACATCTTTGACTACTGGTGCTCTTTTGAATCTTCAACTTACAGAGGGAACTCTGAATGGTGGTTGGTATATTAGAGCATGGGATGCAACAGCTGGTGCTGCTGTATTCTCTGTAGGAGAAGATGGTGAAATAAACATAACTGGCACAGCTGCAGGAACTGATGCATTGACAATTACTGCTGGAGATATATTATTGACATCTGGTCATTTAGATATGACTGTAGGAGATATGACTCTTGCAGATGGTTCTTTGTCTATTACAGATGCTGACAATGCTGCTTCTTTGACTGTAACAAATAACACTGCAACTTCTGCTAGTGCTGTTGTTCTTGCAGGATCTGGAGTATTCACTGGTAACACAACTTCTTCTTGGATGACTATAACTCCATCTGGTCTAACAACTGGAACTGGAGTTTATGGAGTCTTTGCAGAATTGACTACTGGTAAAGGTGTTCACTTGGCAACTGATGCTACCCAGACAACAGGTTCAACTCTGTATGTTCAAAATACAGGTGCTGATTCTGCTATTACTTCTGGAACAATAGCATCATTTGACTTGACATCCACAGCAATCACAAGCACTGTGAATAAAATAGGTGCTGTGCTTTCTGTAACTTCAAGTAGAACTACAACTACTGGAGCTGTGGCTGATGACTTTGACTTAATGTCAATAGTAAGAACTAGTATCATAAATGGTGCTGGCTCTATGTCTTCAACTGGTTCAGTATTGTATATTGAAAATGCTGTAACAAATACCTCAGGAACTGTAACAGACACTGCCAATGGATTGGAAGTGGTTATGGATTCTCTTGGAACAGGAACGGGTGTGAAAGTGACACATAGTGCCACTGGAGGATCTGCAATTGCTGTTACATCTGCTTCTACTTCTGTGTCTTCTGTGTTAATCACAGGAACTGGAGTTATTGCAGATAACAAGGGTGTGCTTGAAGTAATTGGTTCTGGAGCTATTGCTTCAGGTGGTGCTGTAGCTAGATTTTCTGGCTCAGGAACTCCTGCTGCTAACACTTCAGCAGTTGTTGAAGCAACCTTCACAGGAACTGCTACAAACAATCCTGTTGTGATGTTTATTAACAATGGAACTGCTGATGCTGCTCCTTTGCTTGTAAACTCCAATGTTGCTGCTGCTACTCGTGCTGCTGCTACAATTGTTCAGGATTCAACTACTGGAGCTATTGAAGTTCTTGCTCTTCAGCAAGACGATCTTGATGTTCCATTCATTGAATTTGTTACTACTATAGGAACTGGAAATGCCATTGAGGCAGTTGCAGCTAAAAGCTTGACCACTACTCACTTTGTGATGGTTAAGATACCTGGAGGATTAACAAGATACTTCCCTGTTGGAACAATAGCATAAGTTTGCTTGGTTCTCTACTTTGCTCTTCAAATAAAATGGAGAGCAAGGATAGAGAACTAAAATTATAAGATTAATAAAAATAATTATGAATACAGATAGAAAAATACAAGCTGAGATAAATACTTCTACTTCTGGAGACAATACAATTATTGATGCTCCAAGTAAAGGACACATAGAAATTGATAAGTTGGTAATAATGCCTACTGGTGGAGCTAACACTGTTAAATTTAAATTGGCTGGAGCAGGATCTTCTGCTAATGCTACTCCCATGGAGCAATTTGAATTTGCATTTGATGATAACCAAGCATTTGTAGATGATATTATGAAGAATACACTTGAATGTAAAGAAGCCACAGCATTTATTATCAATCTTAGTGCTGCCACAAAAGTCACTGGCTATGTGTTGGCAAGAGTCGTAGGTGAATGATGATTAAAATTATACATAAAAATAAATATGAATAAAGCAGTTCCATCAACAAAATTGAAAGGAGACTTGCTATTAGAATTGAAGATTGTCAAGGATGAAATTGTAGCAGAGCAAGCAAAAAAAGAAAAGATTCAGACAGAGTCTGACTCTATTCAAAATGCACTGACAAAAAGGAAATCAGAGATGAAGAAGTTTGAAGATGCTCATTCAAAAAAGATTGAAGAAATTGATGCAAAAATTGATGAGAAAAGAGAAAAGACAAAGGAGTTAGATAAAGATATATCAGCAAAACAAAAGATTATTGTGGATCTTGATAGTGATATTTCTGAAATGAAAAATGATTTAAAAGAAGCAATAAATGAGAAAGAAAAGACTCTCTCATTGCTTTCAGACAAGATAAAAGACAAGAATGAAACTATACTTGAGTTGAATGCAATTATAGATAAATTAAATATTTCCATTTCAGAGTTATCAAAGAAAATTGATACAGAAGTTATAAATCTTGGAGGATTCAAGGAAAACTTTGCTTCAAGACTGAAGTTTGTCAGAGAACAAGAAGCAAAATTAGAGAGAGACAATTTGGATTATGAAAGAAGATTTTCTGAATTGAGAATATTTGCAAGAAGATTAAAAAAGAAATATGGTAAGCAATTAGAAGGAAAATATAAATTAGCAGTAAATTTAGAATAAATTATTATGTCAAATTTAACCAAAGGAAGAGAATTAACTGAATCAGAAGTGGCAATAGTTGCCTCATTAGAGCCAATTGGATCTGCACTTCAATCAATAAGAGTGAATGCTGCTGGAACTGCATTGGAGTATTTTACTGGTGGTGGCACTTGGGGCTCTATAACTGGCACACTCTCCGACCAAACAGACTTACAGACTGAATTAGACACCAAACTAGACCTCACAGGAGGTATAATGACAGGCGACATCTTAATGACCTCTAACAAACTCATCGGTGGCTCTACCACCACCTCTGACCTCTATCTTCAAACAACCACAGGTGTAGGCACCACAGGTGCAGATATGCACTTCCTAGTAGGGAATAATGGAGCCACAGAAGCGATGACGATATTGAATAGTGGCAATGTCGGCATAGGGACGACGAGTCCTACGGTTAAGTTGCATGTGATAGGGCGT